CATGGTAGAAAATTTCGATATGGACAGGGAAAGCGGTGAACATGACCTATCAGTAAGGGAGGAAGAAGGACACTGAGAGAGTACGTGCGGTAACTAAGAGTGTTTGTGGTAATGTTTTAGGTGATGAGTGGATTCATACCATTAAACAGCCTACAGATGGTCTTGGGATGATTGAGACTGAGAAAGGAATTGATTGGGATGACTTTTCAATTGCTAAAAAGCATTGTGATAGAAGTATCTACAAGACAAGACACATATTAAAGCACACCTCAGATAAACTCTATTGGGAGATAGATGAATTCAGAGACTATGATTTAATCATAGCGGAAATTGAAATCCCAACAGAAGATTATGAGTTGGTAATCCCAGAGGTGTTGAAACCATACATTCTTATGGAGATAACTAAGATGGGACAATTTAGTAACTCAAACCTTGCGGAATAATGGACTTTAGTAAGAAACCAATATTAGGTATGATTCACTGCTCTGGTAGTGTTAATGATGCTATCAATGAAATTACAATACTTGAAGAAGAGGGTGTTGATGGTATTATCGTGGAGAATTACCATGGGACTACTAGAGAGGTAATCGATGTTCTTAAGGAATTGAAAAACCATGACTTCAACATTGAGGTTGGTATTAACATCCTTCCTAACGAATTCATTGAAGCTTTAATGATGGCAAATACATACGGAGCAACATTCATCCAACTTGACCACGTAGCTGGTACATATAAGAATGGTACTACACTTAATGTTGAAGAGTACAACACAATGAAAAGCAAGTATCCAGATATTACTGTTTTAGGTGGTGTTTGGCCAAAGTATTATACTCCAGTTGAGGGTAGTGACCTAGTTGCGGATATTAGTCAAGGTATGGAAAGAGCCGAGGCAATTGTTGTTACTGGTGAAGGTACTGGTAAAGAAACACCACTAGATAAGATTAAGAACTTTAGAGAGATTCTTGGTAATGATTTCCCACTTATAACTGGTGCTGGAATGAACCCATCGAATGTCGGTGAACAAGTAAGTCATGCTGAAGGTGCTATCGTTGGGAGTTGTCTTAAACCTTACAAGAGAACCCAAGAATTGATTAGAAGAGAATTGGTAAGGGAATTTATGGATGAAGTAACTAAAATAAGATAAGATGGAAGATATCAAATACACAGTACAAGCGGTCATATTCAACGATAAAGGTGAAGTCCTTGCAGTATCAAGAAAGACAGACCATAATGACTTCGGCCTTGCTGGTGGTAAGGTAGATGAAGAAGATTATCAACATGGTCTTTATGAACCATTCCAAGCTGCTCTTAAGAGAGAGGTAAAGGAAGAAACTGGTTTAGATATTAGTGTTAATAATATAGAATTGGTTTTAGCAATGCATAAGAATGGTTACATGGGTTATACCTATCTGATTAAAGATTGGTCTGGTAGTATTGAGTATGATGAACCACACGTTGTTAAGTGGGTTCCATTTGAAACAATAATAGCGGGTTCATTCGGTAAGTACAATCAATTGGTTGCTGAATCACTAGATGATATGGGTGTTAAATATAAAATGTTTGCATCATAAAATAAAATACTGTATATTTGCTGAATGAAAGATAAACACGTACCAACCATCAGACATAAAGAACTTAGCTTAATGTTCTTGAAGATGGGTAAAAGTCTAGTTGATGAAGGATTAAAGAATAAGGAATATGATACGGCAAGGATTGGTAATTCTATGATTTTTATGAGTTCGGCAGCATTTGATATAAATGAAGTTAGACTAATTTCTGAGTTGTGTAATATGATGTCTTAAAGAAGAATGGTTAAGGGTGTTAGAGATGGTTCTTTTGATGTTGATAAGTACAAAGACCTTAAGGATATATCCAACGCAGACCCATTTCAAGAAATTCTTAGAAAAATAAAGCGTGATTTAGACAAGGATGATGACAATTCAAAAGAAAGCAGCTAAATCATAGGTAATTTCGTCTCGTAGTTGATATTTATTTCAAACTAAGCTATGAGACACATTTTAACTACATTATTATTACTATTTATCACAACCACATCATTTAGTGATAGTATATTCATAACTGGATATGATGATGGTTCGGTTAACATTATAAATTGGGTTACCTCAAGTGAGAAAAACAGTGATTATTTTATAATGGAGAGAAGTGAAAATGGGATGAACTGGTTCGAATTAGCTAGGATAGATGGTGCTGGTAATAGTAGTGTAGATAATTATTACCAATGTATAGATAAGGAACCATTTATTAGTCACACATACTACAGGTTAATTCAAGTTGACTTCAATGGTAACTCAAAATTGCATAATGACATTGTGGTAGAAAATAGGAGTACGGTCTTCTATACATATTCAAAAGAGGGTAGTACTACTATATTCCTATCTAGTCCATACCCATCCGAGTGTTATAACATGATGGGACAATTGGTCTCTAGGAGATATGGGGATTCAATTAACATCAATGGATTCAATCAAGGTATTTACAAGTGCAAAATAGGTAGGCTAACAAGGAAGTTCTTTATACATTAATTAATATATTTTAAAAATAATTGGAGAATCATTTGGTGGTTCCCTTTTTTTTGTCTATATTTGTCACATGAACAATTCAAAATATACAACTAAAGAGGTTCAATCTATCATGAGACCAGCTATGACACTTAACGGTGGTCATAGCGTATTGGTTATGGGGGATAATGGTGGTGATATGGTTGAATACAGTGAAAGTAACCCAATTGATTTGGGTGATATTGAAGAGGGTGAGAAGGGTATGTTAACGATTAATTTTTCACAATCATTTCCAGATTGTGGGTGTGGTTGTGCTGAGACATATGACTATACAATGATTATCACCCTACCAGAAGTTAAACGATTATTAGGACAAGTTAAAATAGAAGTATAGTATGTCCGAAGAAATAATAAACATATCTGATGGGTGGCAAAGGCGAAGGACTGATGAGATTGGTGTGGTTAGAAAATTTGCCATATTTGGATTGATATGTATGTCGGGTCCAATATCTAATGGGACACTTAAGGGTGATTATCATAAAGCTGGGAAGATGTTTGGTTTTGTGGATGTTAAAACAAGGAAGGTGTTTGATAGATTTGCCGATTTTGATAGTGGGTGGTCTTATCAATCTTACTGGAAAGGGTGGAAAGAAAAGTGGGTATTTGAAAAGATTATATAATTAAAAAGAAATAATATGTTAGCAGTAATAAGACACATAAAGGAACACGGGCTTGAAGCCACGTTAAAGGAATTCAAATTGAAATCTAGAGAGTACGATAAGAAAGTTCTTATCAAGTACGACCAAATAGCATCTTCTATGGGAATAGAGGAAGTTCAAGATTCTAGGGGACTTATTCTTGAAAAGGATACGTGGAAAATCATGTGTCTTTCATTCAGAAAGTTCTTCAACAATGCTGAAGGGCATGCAGCTAAAATCGATTGGGATACAGCACACGTATTAGAAAAATTAGATGGTTCGTTGATACAAGTGTATTGGGACTGGAATAAGAACACATGGTTTGCTGCTACAAGTGGAACGGCAGAAGGTGAGGGTGAGGTGAACAATAAAATGGGAACCACATTCAATGACTTGTTCTGGAAAACCATTAAAGAAAAATATGGTTATCCTGTGATTGGAGATTTTAAAGAAAAATTATCTAGAGACTATGTGTATGTATTCGAGTTAACAACTCCATATAATATAGTTGTAAAACCACATGGTGAATCTTCTGCTACAGGGCTTGCAATTAGAAACAGAAAGACAATGGAAGAAGGTGACTATGTTGGTCTATTACAGTCTGGTGCTAATTATGGTATCCCAGTTGTTAAAGCATACGATATGAATGCTAAGAATGCTGGGGCATTAGTTAAGACTTTCGAGTCAATGCCGTGGATGGATGAAGGTTATGTTGTTGTGGATGCTAACTTTAATAGAGTTAAGTTAAAGAACCCAGCTTATGTTGCGGTTCACCACTTGAAGTCTAAGACTTCTGAACATGCTATCATAGATATCGTTAAAACTAACGAGATAGATGAGTTCATAGCTACCTTCCCAGATAGAAGGGAAGAAATAGAAAAACTTCATGTGGGTTATGTGAAGTTGGTTGCTAAATTGGAAGATGCTTGGGATTCTTTGAAAGATAAGAAACCAAAGACCATTGAAGCTAAGGAAAAGAAGAAATTCGCTATGGCGGTGTTCGAGTTACTTGAAAGGGAAAGTCTTAAAGATTACAGTGGTATGTTCTTCGGAATGAATGACGGTAAGATTGAGACGGTTCAAGAATACATGATGAAGTACGATAATAAACGATTATATAAAGCATTATGATTACAAACGATAATAATATAGATTTTGTAAAGGTATCTGTTGATGATGAGTTACCTAAGGAAGATGGTAAATACATTGTATTCACCAAGACACCTATGGGTAATGGAAATATACTTCCATGTTCCGTACACTTTGATAAGAAGGGTAAGGCTCATTGGGGTTGTAACAATCAGATAGTAACACATTGGTTAAAATAAAAGATATGGCAATAGAATATAAAGAAATAAAAGAGAAGTTGGACACAGCACCACTTGATGAAAGAGAATTAAATATTATTTGGGATATTGAAGGATATATCGATAAAGAGATTACAACTAAGTTTGGTGGAGATTATATTAGTTTAGAACCTAGACTTATCAACTTCCACTACGACCCAACTGGTACTTATGGTTCATATAGTGGAATAAAATCACCTAGAAAGGTATTGATGACCATTGAACTTAAGCGTAGGTTTGAAGACGCTGGATGGGAGTGGGAATTAGACGAAGGTGAGGATGATGGTCCAAGTAGACCAGCTATCGATTACTGGCACTTAAAAGGTAAGTAATGGACGAGATATTAGCAAACCCATATTATTCCGCTATTGTTGTGTTGATTAGTCAGATAATTTTCATTTACTTGAGGACAATCAACGTAATCTACACAGCAGAGATGAAACTTAAACCAGCTATCATATCTGGTGCTGGTATTGGGTTAGCTTGGCTTGTATCTATGGCCATCGGTGCTGATTCAATAATGAAAGGTGAAATACTCCCAATATTCTCATTCTTAATCGGTGGTGCTTTGGGTACATACTGGGGGATTAAAAAAGAAATTAAAAGACATAAACAAAATGGCAAAGTATAAAGTAGTTACCCAAAAGACGGGTCAGAAATTGATGTTTGAACATGGTATGGGTATGAGTTCAGAATCCATATTAGGTACATACTTGGGTGAAGATAATAATAGGGACTATCCACGAGATTCTGGTGATTTTCTAAGATGTCTTGGTCTTGTCATAGCATTTGATATTGATATCACTATAATGCAGAATTCCTCATATATTTGGAACCGAATACTGGTTCGTTGGGATGAATTGGTTACCCTTGGGTTAGATGATGAGAGAAAAAAGATTAATCTATTAATTGATGAGATTTTAGATAAACCTAAAACGTCACTTGAACATGTTGAGGAAGCGGATTTTATTATTCCATCAACAGAGCCCCAGAGGGTTGTCCAACCAAAATAGAATTAAGAAAAAATATATATAAACCAGATAAAGATGCGTAAATTTGTGGTCGGTGATATCCATGGTGGATATAGGGGTCTAGTTCAAGTATTGAAACGAGTTAACTTCGATTATGACAATGATATGCTAATATCATTGGGTGATGTAACAGATGGTTGGTCAGAAGTGGCCGAATGTATCGAATTACTTCTAACAATCGAAAATCTAGTCTATATTAAGGGAAACCATGATGAATGGACTGAAAGGTTCTTAGAATTCACATTAAAGTACGGTCCAAATACCCATAATGAATTATGGTACACCCAAGGTGGTAAGGCAACATACAAAAGCTATTATGATAAACCAATGTTGGTTGATAAACATCTAACATTCATACGTGAGGCTAAGTTGTATCACGTTGATGATGAAAATAGACTTTTCCTTCATGCTGGCTTAAACCCAGATGTTGACCTTGATAAGCAGAAATATATTGATGTTGGTCAATCGGAAGGTAATGCTGTATTCTATTGGGATAGGTTACTTTGGAAGCATGTGGTACATAATCATAAGTATGGAGATGATTTAGTGTGGGAAAGATATAAGGAGATTTATATCGGACATACACCAACCACCATAAAACCAGAATTTAAGGATGGGATGCCAGTTAATATTGGTAACTTATGGAACATGGATACTGGTGCCGCATATGATGGTAAGATATCTATGATGGATTTAGATACAAAAGAAATTACTCAATCAGACGAACTATTTCGATTATATCCAGATGAACTGGGTAGGAATGGAGAGTTTTTAATTAAAAAGGATGAGAAAGAAGATACGTAGATTTAATCACCTATTCTTTAAATATATTCATTATATTAGAGATAAGGATAGAGAATTCTGGGAAGATTATTGGGAGAACTCAAAGAATGATTATCAACCCAAAGATAATAGATATGCTGAAATTGTTGAGTTTTTTAGACTTAAAGATGAGTTAGGTATATCGGATGATAAATTTAAGGAACTTAAAGATGAGAAACTTAAAGAGGTTATGGAAACCAGAGGTCAATATTCAAAGAGACCAGTAAGAGAACGTAAGGATAATAAACGAATACTAAATACTAGTAAATCATGGGGTGGTAGTGGTAGCTACCCAACCTATCGTTATCCTAAGAAGAATAGAAGTAAAACAACATGGGCTAGATTCTATGCGTTATTCCCTAGATTAGCAGTTCAAGACGGATGGAATGGTAAAACTTCAAAAAGAATGAAATGATAAGACCTAATAAAATATATAGTGTTGGTTTACTAGTACCTTATTGTTTTTATCCAGAATTTAGGGATAATGATTGGTTTGTATTTCCAGATAGATACATTAGCCTTGGGGATAAACTACAACGAGAGTTGGGTGGGAAATTCCATGAGGTAATTGAAGTCTTTGGTTTTGATAAGGAAGAACCTAACCCTAATCAGTTATCACGTCTAAACCCAACCGTAATAGTTCATTATCAAGCCATAAGACTTAGTGGTAAGTGTTCACCCAAGGTCGGTGAAAATTTCTTCGTGAATAATTTGGCTATGTCATATTAATTTCGTATCTTTATTAAAATTAGAAATTATGATGTTCACAGAGAAAGATTACAGAGAGGCTAGAATGATTGCAATTCAAGCACATGGGAACCAAACGTATGATGATATTTATCCATACATCAAGCATATTGATGATGTGGTTGAGGTATTAAAGAGATTTGGTTTTAGTGGTAAGTATATAATCGCTGCTTATCTTCACGACATCATTGAAGACACTGCATTATCTTACAATAAGGTTAAGAGACGTTTTGGTGTTGAAGTTGCTGAAATGGTTTATTGTGTAACTGATGAGTTGGGTAGAGATAGAGCGGAGAAGAAAGTTAATACTCTTCCTAAGACTGCATCTAACCCAGATGCCATTATCTTAAAGTTAGGTGATAGAATCGGTAACATTGAACATGGTGGTAAAGTTGACATGTATGCTAAGGAGTACGCTCAATTCAAAGGTGCCCTATATTTGAATACACCAGAAGATGGTAAGCCAATGTGGGTTCATCTTGAAGAATTATTAAAAATTGAAAAAGAAGTTGCATAAGTAATTTCTTTTTCGTATCTTTACACAAATCTTAAAACAACTACATATGACATTAATAAAATCAATCTTAACAGAAATCGCTACTGAGAGTGGTTCAAATGCAAAAATGGACATTCTTAAATCGTATCAAGATACCCCTTTATTAAAAGAGGTTCTTTATCAAGCGAAATCTAAGAGGGTTAAATTTTATTTAAAGCAGATTCCAGAATACACTCCATGTACTGATATGGTACCAGCTAGTTTAGATTGGGCCTTAACACAATTGGATGAGATTACTAGTAGAAGAGTTACTGGTGGTGAGGCTACTGAACACCTTAAAACAATTCTAGAGTCTTTAACTGTTGATGAAGCATTCATTATTGAAAGAATTATTGAAAAGGACCTAAAGTTCGGGACGGGTACGTCCAACATACACACGGTACTTAAAGACCTTATTGAATAGAA